ATAGGTTCCATCCTTAACACTTTGAAAAGCCATCATTTCACCTGGGTTATTATCAACAAAGGTAGTAGTTAATTGATTATGTTTAGGATCTTGAGAAGCAGGGGTTTGAGAATGGATCATAACATTTTCGTTAGTGATACCACTCATTCCTTGCATATTTGCCGTTGCGCTGGCAAGCGTTGTATTATCTAATTGTTGAGCAGGTCTTATTACAAATGTGAGCAAACCCACGCTTCACATTCGGGTCTTCCAATGGGTTCAGCAGCCCTTCTCTAAATAGAGATTTCGAGGATCGCTCTAGCAGAATACGTTATATATCCATTGTTAAATATATTAGGAATATTTATATTTACAGGTAAAACTATATACAACGTGAAGATTTGGTTTACAATTGGACATCCTTCAACAGCCCATAGGGACATTTAAGCCCTCACCTTCGAAGAGGCGTTGTGCCAAGAACGCACTAATTCATTCCAGGACGGAAAAGTCGCATCGGTGACATATTCACGCCAACCAATCTCATCAACGATTTGATTCAGTAATCTTGTCATACGATCGAATGTTTCTTTACCATGGAAAAAATATTCACGTAGAGCACTAGAAATAACAGCCACACCCTGCTCCGCTGGTGTGACAGTTTTAGAATAAGTCCAAACCATCAAACTCTTCTGGATGGACTCCAACTCTAAAGGAGCAGCATAATCTCCAAGAGCAGGTTCGAAACGCCAAGATCTTTTCAGAAAATTACAATCATCTATGTGAATATAAGGAACACTTTCAGCTTCCTTATCAGCCATAGTGTATGTAATGCCAGCTTCTGATAGACATTTGGCAATAGAAGTGTGATTAAACCAAGGAGTATGAGGAGATACTCCCATAATATTATCATCACCATAAGTCATAAGTGCGACATTTTGTTTAAAAGTATCACACTCTTGATCTGGATTATTTAAATAATACGCATAACGCATATACATTGCATTAACCAAACCATTAATTATAACAGTGAGAGGATGACCTGAGGGATTGAAACTGTGAGTTTGAATTAAATCCCCAAAGAAATCAACGAGAGCAAAAGAAGTATCTTCAGCGATTCCAGTCATTACTCTCTCATCATCATCTGTATACTTGCCACGTTTGGCGATCTGAGTCAGAATCCAAAAGGCATTCAACATAAGATTGGAGGGCATTTTCTTATCAAACATCTTAAAATCACCAGCAATCATTTTATCATCGCCAAATTTGGTAAGATATCGGTAGATATCGCCCCATTCAGATGATTGACTAATAGTACCAGGACCAGACTCAAAGGCAAATCGATTATTTTGCAATAATCGCACAAGAGGTAAATAGTATTGTCGCGTTACAATTGAAAAATCGACAGGAGCTCCTGCAAAAACACGAGTTTTACCTATAGCAGCTTTTTTAAAAGAAACAGGTTCATCTTTCAAATGTGCACAAAAATTAGGCATATTTCTTTTACCAAGTGTATAAATTTCAATAAATTCATCTATACGATCAGAAATTTCCTCATTAAACTTAACAGGGTCTGATAAACCATGCTGAGGAGGAAGTTTCTCCAAGAAATTC